TGTGGTATCTTAACTTTTATGGCAGGTACCAAAGGAAGACGATTTATTACTCCTAATACTTCTATTTTGTCACATCAATACAGTTGGGGCAGTGCAGGCAAAGAACATGAATTGTTTGCTAGGGTTAGAGAATTTGAATTAAGCACAGCACGAATGATTGATCATTATAAAAAATGCACAGGGTTAAGTGAAAAGAAAATTAGAGAAATATTACTTCCTGCTGAAGATGTTTGGTTAAGTGCCAAAGAAGCAGTTAAGTATGGTATTGCAGATAAAATTATAACAACATACTAAGGAGAGAGTATTGACAGTTAAACTTGTAAGTTATAGCATGGCATCAAAAGAAATGTTTGATGCAGACAGCAGTTTGCGTGATCTACAAGGTCTTGTTGCCTACTGTGCTAGAGTTAGTAATCCTAGTAATCAGATAAATTCCAAAACCAGTGAAAAATTAATAAAATATTTAATTGATCATAAACATTGGAGCCCTTTAGAAATGGTTAATGTTTGTTTAGAAATTAATACAACTAGAGATATTGCTCATCAAATTGTTCGTCATCGTTCTTTTTCTTTCCAAGAATTTAGTCAACGATATGCAGAACCATCAGAGATGGGAAATGCATTTGTTAAAAGAGAATGTAGATTGCAAGATACAAAAAATCGTCAAAACTCAATTGAAATTGAAAATGACCCGTCGTTGGTAAACAATCAAACTTATCAAGATCTAATTGTTGAATGGAATAGAAGACAACAAGGAGTAATCGAAGCGTCAAAACGAGCGTATGAATGGGCAATTGAAAATGGGATTGCAAAAGAACAAGCCCGAGCAGTTCTTCCGGAAGGTTTAACTAAAACCAGACTTTATATGAACGGTACACTTCGTAGTTGGGTGCATTATATTGAACTTAGAGGAGCTAATGGTACACAAAAAGAACACATGGAAATTGCTCATGCTTGTGCAAAAGTCATATCAGAAATTTTCCCACTTGCAAAAAAGCTAACAATATAATATAGTAGTAATATGGCAACAGTTTATACAGACGACTTACAGAAATTATTTTTAGAATTCATGATTACAGACAGCGAATTGTTTGTAAGATGTAGAAATATTGTTGATCCAAAGTACTTTAGTAAAAAGTATTTTGATACAGTAGAAATGTTTATTGATTATGCTGAACAATATAAATCATTGCCTACAGTTGATCAAGTAAAAGCTAAATGTGAAATTGAGCTTAAACCAGTTCCTGACTTGGATGACAATCAACGCAATTGGTTTTTAGATGAGTTTGAAACTTTTTGTAGACACAAAGCACTTGAAAAAGCAATTATTGAAAGTGCTGATCTTTTGGAAAAATCAGAATATGGTACAGTTGAAGACAAAATTAAACAAGCAGTACGTATAGGTTTAACTAAAGATTTAGGCACAGACTATTTTGAAGATCCAAGATTAAGATTAATGAAACTAAAAGACAACAATGGCCAGATATCTACTGGATGGAAAATGTTAGACAAAAAGTTATATGGTGGATTTAACAGAGGAGAACTTAATATATTTGCAGGAAGTTCTGGTGCTGGTAAAAGTTTGTTTTTACAAAATCTTGCTATCAATTGGATAGAGCAAGGACTAAATGTTATATACTTTACATTTGAGCTAAGTGAAGAGCTTAGTGCCATGAGAGTTGATTCTATGGTAACAGAAGTTCCTACAAATGAAATCTTTAAAAAACTTGATGATGTTGAAGTTGCAGTCAAAATGTATAAAACCAAACATGGTGGAAACTTCCAAATCAAGTACATGCCATCTGGATCAACTACAAATGATTTAAGAACATATGTCAAAGAATTTGCAATTCAAAAAGGTGTAGCACCAGATATAGTACTGGTAGATTATTTAGATTTAATGTTTCCATTAAATAAGAAAATTTCTCCAGGAGATATGTTTATCAAAGACAAATTTGTATCTGAAGAACTTAGAAATTTTGCTGTAGAACAACAGATAGTTTTGGTAACTGCATCTCAGTTAAACAGAGGAGCAATTGAAGAAGTTGAATATGATCAAAGTCATATTGCTGGTGGTATATCTAAAATTAACACAGCAGACAATTTAATTGGTATTTTTACAAGCAGAGCAATGCGTGAACGTGGGAGATACCAAATTCAGCTTATTAAAACAAGAAGTTCCGGTGGTGTAGGATCTAAAATTGATTTAGCATTTGATGTTGATAGATTAAGAATTACTGATCTTGACGATGATGATCAAGGTTATGATGCTCTTCCAAGTTCAGAATCTGCACTAGCAACCATTAAAAAGAGAACAGCAACAGTACAAGATAACACAAATTCTAACACTGTAGTTGCAGAAAAAACAGAATTTAGTAAAGGATTACGTGACATAATTAGGTCTCAAAGTCAAGTTTTTGATGATACAGAATAAAGCACACAGAAATCTGTTTATTTTTTATATAAATATTAATGAGGCAAGATTATGAAAAAAAACACACGTTCAATATTAGATGAAATCAGTAGAGTTGTTCCAAGCAACGACATAAATTCTATTGTAGAAACTCGTGCTAACCACGTTATAACTTCAGCTATTAATATAACAAAAATGATCTATGAATCATATGATGAAGCAGTAGCAGACGATTTAGTAAAAAGATTTGTGAATAGTATTAAAACACAAGATCTAAGAAAATTTGAGCGTGGTATAAAAAAGTTGAACGAGTCCAATGAGAGCTAATGATTTACTTGTCGAAAATACTAATCTTCACCTAACGCATCTTGAAGATTTAGCACTGTTTCAAGGAAAAACCGGTGCACTGCGAGCCTTAGATTTTTTAAAAAATTTAACAGAATTAGCTAGATCAAGCAGTCCTAAAAAATTTAATGTCACTATCAAGTGGGATGGGTCACCTGCAATTTTTTGCGGAACAGATCCTAGTGATGGAAAGTTTTTTGTAGGCACAAAAGCAGTTTTTAATAAAGATGCCAAACTCAACAAAAGCATCAAAGACATTGATACAAATCATGCTGATACTACAAAGCAAGGCGAAGTACAAGACAAAAGTGGACTGAGAGAAAAGTTAAAAGTTGCATTTACAGAATTATCTAAATTAGGAATAAAAAATGTATTACAAGGTGATTTGCTTTTTACAAAAAATGACCTCAAAACAATCAACTACAAAGGCGAGTCATACATAGCATTTAAACCTAACACAATTACGTATGCTGTGCCAACATCAAGCAACATTGCCAAAGATATACAACAAGCAGAAATTGGAATAGTGTTTCACACAAGTTACTCTGGAACATCATTAGAAGACATGTCTGCAAGTTTTGATGTTGATGTATCTGATCTTAACAAAGTTTCAAGTGTGTGGTTTGACGATGCTTATATTAAAGATTTTACAGGTGTAGTAAATCTAACAACTGGAGAATATCAAGCAGTACAAAATGCTATTCAAGACGCTGAAAAGTATTTGAGTCAATCAGGTGACGTTTTTAGTTGGATTGAATCTACAGGTATTCCTGCTAAAAAGTTAAAAGAGTTAATTCATGCAAATCACAATAAAATGGTTCGAGCTGGCACAATTGAACAAGACCCTGCAAACTTTTTTAATGGATTTGCAAATGACTATGAACAAAGAATTGAAAAAGAAATTGAAAATTTAAAAACAGGCAGAGAAGGTCCAGCCGGCCAGAGAAAATTAGTAGCATTGGAACAATGGAAAAATAATTATTTTGCAAACAAAGATAAAATTCAAGCATGGTATAGTTTATGGCTAAAGCTAACAGCAATCAAAAATACTCTCTATCAAAAACTAAAAAATATCAAAGCCATTGATGCTTTTGATCAAAACGGCGAAGAATATGTTGTTAGAGATCAAGAAGGTTTTGTTGCAGTAGATCATGTTGGTAATGCAGTTAAAATTATTGATAGATTAGATTTTTCAAGAAAGAATTTTGCCAAAGAAGGATTAAGTTTAAATTTATTAAATCAACTCACTGAAAGTTGTGCATTTAGAACAAGACAAGATATAGGCCAACACACAGCATCGCAAGTTGGTGAACTTGTTTATACATATGTTCTATCTTTATTGGTTATGTATTATGAATACAAATATAAGAAAATGTCACAGCAATATTCTAGTAGAACTTTAAGTTATAACAATTTTGATTTTTTTAGAACAAATGGAACTGATTTATATTTGTTAACACACAGTCTTTTTGGAACTGGATCAATTGTGCAGTTTGCTGATGAGGTAGCAAGTAAAAAGTATATAGAAAGATTAAGTAAAAACTCTTCTACTTTAAAACAAATTTTGACACAAATTAAAAACGAATCATTGCATAATTTATCAAGGCTATTAATTCGTTTGGAAAAAGAGCTTTTAGTATCAAGCTCTAAACTAAAAAAATCTAGAAGATTAATTAGTGATTATGAAATGCTTAAACAAAAAGAAAAATATAATGTAATTATTCAGTTGCAACAAGCACTCAGAAATCAATCTCCTCGCAGTGAATTATACAGTATTTTACAAGATATGATCAAAGAAAGACAGTTATTAGACAAATATAGATCTCAAAAAGATCTGCCTAAACGAGTGGCTGTTGGCGCAAAAACTAGTTAATATGTATTCGTACAATTCGTTAAAAAACACCTATATTCAGCTGTCAGAGTCTTTAGAAATTTATAAATTGTGTACAAAAATTCCTTTATCATATAATGAAGTAACTGAAAAAGACAGCGAAAAAGACTTTGATCATATAAAGCAATTGATACTAATGTATGATAAAATACTGTTTTTTACACAACCAACAAGTTCATTAAAGCATAAAAACTGTTATGAATTTACATTTGGTGTATCACATGCAAATCTATTTGCTTATAAAGATAATGAAGTGGGAATATTACAAAATCGTTTAGATGATCTGGTGTTATTTGGCGGAACGTTAACCACAAAAGGAGTAAATACAAATACATGGATTTACAAATTTAAGGAGTAGTAATGGAGCAAAAAACAAACAAGTCACCGGAAACAGCACAGCACAATGATATAGAAGCTTCTAACTTAGAAGTACATGTGGCTTTGAGTAGAGAGCGACATGAAGAAATCAATGCAAAGTTTGATCGAGCTGAAGCACACATGGATAAAATTGAAGAAAAAATGGAAAAAGGCTTTAGTAAGATTGAAAAAATAATTATGTGGACTGCTGGTACTATGTTTTTTACTTTAATGACTATATTGTTAACAACGGTGTTTGGAAGAGTTATCTAAATGAAAATACTTGAAATAGTTGAAAGCACACCTCAAATATACGGAAAGTATAAACAGAGCGTGAAGCGAAAATATAGATGTCAAAGTGGACCAAGGAAAGGCAGAATAGTTGCTGACCCAAGCACTTGTTCGGCACCACTTAATATCAAAAAAAGACAAAGTATGAAAGCCACAAGAGCCAAACTGGGTGGAATTCAAAAACAAAGAAGTTCGTTAACTAAAAAATATAACCCTTCTAGTAAAATTGCTAAAAAATTAAATTTGCAAGTAAAAAAATCTAGAAAAGCCAAATCAAGGATATTAAAAAGATAATGTTGATTAGTGATTTAATTGACGTAACTGAAGCCAAAATGATATTTGGTAGAACCGGTAAAAAGGTTGTTAAAAAATATCGTTGTAGTTTTGGTCGTAAAAAAGGCAGAATTGTTTCAAATCCAAGTGTGTGCTCTGCGCCTTTAGATATTAAAAAACGTATGACTATGAAAAAAATGAAAGCTAGAATGGGTGCTAGATTACAGAGAAAAATTAAATTTACAAAAAAATACAATGCGGCCTCAAGGAGAGTAGCCGCTTTAAACAAAGCCAGAAGATAATATAACTATGTCAGAATTTAAAAGAGATATTCAGAAACTTGCTGAAGACTTAGATAAAAAGCAGTTGCTTAGTCAAAAAATAAGCAGATTAATAGGATATCCTGAAAAACAAATATTAGATAAACTATCAAATTTAAGTTTAGGGGATTATTTGAACTTGATTTCTAGTGCAAGATCTAGTAATATAGAACATATAAAAGATATATTAGACATAGAAAGTACTGGCAATGAAAACAGCATATAATATAAAAGAAGAAAAATCTAAATCGTATCCTACATATTCTACGGCTAGAGAAGCATTAGAACATTTTAGGTTTGCTATGATTTTGTATAGACACAACAAATTACCTGAAAGTTATATTCAACACATTAAAAATGAAATTACAAGATTTGAAAAAATCAAAGATGACAACAAACAACGCATTAATCAAACCAAAGCCGCACTTTCTAAAATTGATTCGTTAGTAGAAACAGCAGTTAAACGTAATATTGATAATAAAGATTTTACCACAGCACTCACAACAACCAAAGTCGAAGATGGAGTAGTAATTGACAATTACTTAATAAAGTTTGACGATGTTAATATTT